GTCGATGAACAATACATGGATGCTATCAAACCGGAGCGCTTACTACCAACAGCAGGTTCCTTTGTAAAGGACTTGTCAACTCTTGGTGAAGTATTCGATACTCAAAGTGAAACCATTGCCGGATTCAACAAGCCTATCGGACCTATGGTTCTTATCAAAGCGCGAGTAAGTGATTTGAGACTTGAACCAAGTGATTATGAATATGACCCGACAGGACATACTTACTTTATGCGTGTAACATCTTTCGACCTAATGCGTTCTTTTGGTGAAGATAACAGAAGAGATATTGGTGTTAGCATTCATGGATTCTTAGGAGACGAAGGCCACCCATTCGAGGTAGCAACTGACGAAGGTTACAAACCTTATGCGATTAAGTCAACTGTAATCATTTACGGTCGTCTTGGTGTTGTTATCAAAGATGAAGGAATCATCCCTAAAATTAACGCGGTCGGCATCTATGCTGTGCCTCGTCTTGCAATTCCCGCAGGTGAAGGTGGAGACACAAGCCTCGGACAATACAATGGAGAGTGAAATATATGGCAAACCTAAATGATTTGAAAAAACAAGCAGAAGAAGAAACAACCCCGAAAGGAATTACGGTTGCGCAAGCAGACACCTTTGGCGATTTAGCCAAAGTTGATAATACGCCCGTCAAAGCGCCAATCGCAGAAGGAATATGGGGAGAGATACAAGAAGCGGCTAATGAGATACCGGACAATCAAACCTTCATGGGTCTTGTTGGACCCGAAGGTGCAGGTAAAACCGGCATCATTCTTGACAGTCTAACCGATGAAGAAATCAAGAACAATGAAGTTATCTTTGTGCTTGACTTCGATGGTGGAGGACAGACTATCCGAACAACCCATCATCGAGCAAACGCGAAGAACATTCGTGTGCTATCACCGTGGGTTATGCAGGATGAATCAAGAGATGCTTTTGACTACCCCGCTACTCATGCAAGAGTGATGAGAATTGGTCGAACACTTGTTGATTGGGCTAAGAGTCCGGGTAATAAACCAATACTGAACAGCGTTTTAGTAACAGGTTTAGACCAATGGGATTCAGTTGCGTCTAACTGTATGTTCATCGAAGACTTGGGAACTGCACCGGATGGTATCGGTGCTAAAATCAAGCCTCATGAGCAAATCGGAATGCGCTTCAATTGGCAGATTCGTTCAACTCGTTTCCATCAACTTACAGCAATTTGTAAAGTGCTAATGAGTTTTGGAGTGCGCGTCTATTGGGAAACTCACTTCAAGGACATTCAAGATAAATCCGGTGCTATCATTGGTAAGAAACCTGCATGGGAAAAGCAAACTGCGAATCATCTAAACCAAATACTATGGTTCCACAAGAGTAAGGTGCGCGGAGAAGACAATGCTCCAACAGGTGAAATGCGATATGAAGTTGAGTTTGTTAAAAGCAGAACTAATCCTGCTCTTCTCGACCAACGCCGACTTATCATGAGAACTAAAAAAGGCGAAGCACCGCAATGGTTTGGTTTGCCGGAACTTAAAGAGGGGCAAATATGAATAACAATACAAATGAAAATAACGATTTCCCACAAACGGGAACTCCGGCACATAATAAAGCGACACCGCGCGATGTTGATTCTTTGTCATTGGCTGACAAATATCCAATCTATGAACCCGACCCTGCATGTATGGAATGTGGAGGTGAGGGTATGATATGGAGCCAAGTCGCACGACACACAGTATATGGAGAAACCGAAATTGATTATCATAACGAACCATGCGAATGCATATTCAAAGATATGACAGCGAGGCCGGACAAAAAATGTCGCTCTTGTGGTGGCACAGGTGAAGTTGAAGAAACGCATATCGTGGAAAATGAAAAGATTACAACTTACTACGCATGCGTTTGCTTACGCTATGTCCCTATCGAAGAACCTAATGAGAGTGAAAAAAATGAGTAAGAAACCCGACCCGAATAAATACCCAATACATGCAAGCAGAAGTGGAATACAGACAATATATCTATGTGGTGATAAATTACAATACACACCACCCCCTGTTAGATTGATGGATGATACGGAATGGCATAATAAACGACCTGTATGTGAGGGTTGCGCGAATGCGCACTTTGCATTATATGGAGAGGTGATACAATGGCCGCCCAAACAATAATTGATAGAGCGAAACTACTTTCTTTTATCAATGGTTTCGGAAATAATGTTGAAGACTTGATGTTAGAAGTCAAAAACAATCGCATCTTTGGTGCTGTTGACACAACGACTCATTATTGCTCTAAGAGTATGAGTGTTATGTTGAGTAACCAAGTGGCATATAGACCGGGTAAAATCTATATCAGCGATGTAGCGAAAGTTTTGACTTTCCTTAAAGCATCTTCGCAAGACTTATGTATATTGAACCAATGGGACGGCTCTCTTAATTTGAAATTAGGGACTGACTCTTTACAACTACCATCTCACACACATATTCGTTCAGCCGCTACTTTGGTTAACGCGAACAGGGCTATTGAGGAAATGAAAGAGAATAATTACACTAAGATAGGTCCTGCTGTTTTGCAGGTTAACGGTTCTGTTGACATGGAGAAGTTGCGTGGGCTTGGAACTGCTGTGAAGGTTGCAGGAAAGGATGCTCCTTGTAGGATAAAGACATCACCTACTGATTCCGAAATGATTGTAACCGTAGGTCATATTGTAGGAGGCGCGAATGTGAATAGAGTAATTGAACTTGGTAATGTGTGGGGCGAAGATGAAGTTATCACACACTTTGGTTCTCACCTACCAAATACCCTCGCGTGTATGAATGATGGCGTAGTTGATTTCTATGTAGGGAATAATGCCGCATTGATTCTAAACCATCAAGAGAGAGATACGCTATTGATTTTGAAACACCAACAGGGAGTGAACCAATGATTGTGGATGCTATTTATCATGACGATGAACCACCTACAATTTACAAGAGATACCGAGATAATGAAGGGATGTTGATTGCTGACAAAGTTGAAGGTTACAAACCTCACTTCTATGTTCCTCAATCAACACCGGAGTTTAGATTGAAGAGTTTGAAGCGTTCATTCCCTCAATCGGAAATAGACATGATGAAGAATTACGAAGGTCTTGACGGCACTCCACTCTATCGAGTAAGCACTAACTCACCTTACAACATAAGCAGAATGCGCGAGATGTTTGCTCGCACTTACGAGGCTGATGTTAGATACGCTGACCAATACCTCATAGAGAATGTAACCAACATGCCTAAGTGGAAGCCACGCAAATGGTGGTATGATATAGAGTGTAACACCGGAGACGATAACTTCACTACTGTCATTGCTGTCATTGACTCCGACCTTGATACTCCTATGGTATTCGCATGGGCTGATGAAACAACCAACTGTCCTTACAAAAGAAGCACTCCATACAAGAGCATCATGAGAAAGGTGCGCGACACAGAATATGAATTGATGTTGTGTGGTTCGGAGGAACACCTGTATGACTCCTTCATTCAATTCTTACAAGAGCGCGACCCCGACATGATGATTGCTCACGCAGGAACATTCTTCGACATACCACACATGATAGAACGCCTTGACAAGATTTACGGTCATGGTGGCGCGGCTAAGTTAAGTCCTCTTGGTATCATTCGATACCCAAAGAAGGGAGAGCGATACAGATTTGACGACCAACCGATTGCAGGGCGTTGGCAGTTTGATACTGCCGCACCTGCAACAAGCGGGACAGGGTTTGAACGAGTATGGAAAGACAGTGGCGGCGGTCAATTACCTAATCGTAAATTGAATACTATTGCTGAAACACTTGGTCTTGGTTCAAAGTTAACCGAAGAGATTGAGGGGATGGATGTTCACAACGGATGGTATGAGTATTGGTCGGAGTTTGTTGACTACTGTTTGCTTGACACCGTTCTCCTTAAAGGGATAGACGAAACGCGGAATGTAACTGACTTCTTTGTTGAGATGGTTCGCCTTTGTGGTGTATCAATTCAATCAGCAACGAATGTAACTAATTTCATGCGTGGTTTAGTATCACGAAGAACCCATCTCAAAGCGCCATCAAGGTATCGAGCCGAGAAGGTTGAATTAGAAGGTGCGGAGTTCATCACGAAAGAACCCGGACTATACGAAGGAGTTGCTATCATTGATTACAAGGGGCTATACCCATCACTCATTACAGGACACAATCTTT